TGAATCTGTTAGTGGACAGGGCAGCGATCTGAAGACCCTCTATATGAAGGGCATCTTCATTCAGGGCGGGGTCAAAAACGCAAATGAGCGTGTTTACCCCGTTGCTGAAATTGAGACCGCAGTCGATACGTTAAACAAGCAAATTCAAGAAGGTTACTCAGTTCTGGGTGAGGTCGATCACCCAGACGATTTAAAAATAAATCTAGACCGTGTTAGTCATATGATCACAAGTATGTGGATGGATGGCGCTAACGGTTTCGGAAAATTAAAGATTCTGCCAACTCCAATGGGACAACTTGTTCGCACTATGTTGGAGAGTGGAGTAAAACTAGGCGTTTCAAGTCGCGGATCAGGTAATGTAAGCGATGCGGACGGCAAGGTAAGTGATTTTGAAATAATCACTGTAGATATAGTTGCACAACCAAGCGCACCTAACGCATATCCTAAAGCAATTTATGAAAGCCTCATGAATATGAAGCATGGTCATAAAGTTTTAGATATTGCAAGGGAGGCAAGGGGCAACAAAAAGGTACAAAGTTTCTTGGGTGAGGAAGTAAAGCGCCTCATTAAAGAACTTAAATTAAATTAATAGGGGATATGAGCATGTTAGATGCTATCAAACCATTACTAGAAAGTGGTCTAATCAATGAAGATGTCTCAAACGAAATTCAAAAAGTTTGGGAATCAAAGTTGACTGAAGCCCGCGATCAAGTTCGTGCAGAATTGCGAGAAGAATTCGCAAATCGCTATGAGCATGATCGTACTGTGATGGTAGAAGCCCTAGATAAGATGGTAACAGAGAGCCTTTCAGGTGAGATTGCAGAATTTCACGAAGAAAGAAAGGTTCTTAATGAAGACCGAGTAAAAGCCAAGATCAAAATGCAGGAAAATGCTGTTAAATTCAATGATTTCATGGTAACAAAATTAGCAGAAGAAATCAAAGAACTACGCACTGATCGTAAGGCTCAGATGGAGAATCAACAAAAGATTGAGAAATTCGTTGTACATGCTCTTGCAAAAGAGATCAAGGAATTCTCTCAAGATAAACAAGCAGTTGTTGAGGCTCGCGTCAAATTGGTCGCAGAAGGGCGCCAGAAACTTGAAGCACTTAAGGCAAAATTTATTGCTGAAAGCGCCAAGAGAGTCAGCACCGCTGTTGCATCTCATTTGAAGGGTGAACTATCACAACTCAAAGAAGATATAAAGACAGCCCGTGAAAATAACTTTGGTCGTAAGTTGTTTGAAGCGTTTGCTAGCGAGTATTCAGTAACTTATCTAAATGATAAGGCTGAAGCACGAAAGTTAATGTCAATCATCGACGCCAAAGAGCAAGCATTGGCTGAGGCTAATTCTAAGGCTGAAGAAGCACAGAAGTTAGTCGAATCAAAGGATCGTGAAGTTAGAATCATTAAGGAATCAACTCAGCGTGAAAAGGCAATGGATGAACTTCTATCGCCATTAAACAAAGAGAAGTCCGAAGTGATGAAGGCTTTACTTGAAAGCGTACAGACACCAAAATTGAAGTCCGCTTTCGATAAGTATCTACCAGCAGTTTTAAACACTGGAAGTGAAAAAGCAGGCGCTAAAACTGCTCTCACAGAAAGTGTTATTAAAGAAATTACTGGTGATAAAGAAACTGCCAATAAGAAAATTGATGAAGATCCAGTTGCCAAAAGCAATTTGATCGACTTCAAGCGTCTGGCAGGGCTTAAGTAAGACATATTAGGAGATAATTAAAATGTCAAAAGTACTCTTAGAAAGCCGTTGGGACGAAACGAAAGAGGCCCTACTAGAAGGCTTGAAGGGCACCCGTCGTTCCACAATGGGTGTAGTTTTAGAAAACACTCGTAAGCAGTTGCTTGCTGAATCTTCAGCTGGCACTACAACTGCTGGTAATATCGCAACATTAAATCGCGTTATTCTACCAGTAATTCGTCGTGTCATGCCAACTGTTATTGCTAACGAACTAGTCGGTGTTCAACCAATGACTGGTCCAGTTGGTCAGATCCACACATTGCGTGTTCGTTATGCTAACAGCTTGACTGATAACTCAGCGGCTGCAACAAGCGTAACAGCAGGTGAAGAAGCATTGAGCCCATTCAAAATTGCTCAGGCATACTCACGCACAACTCTAGCCGCAGCCAGCACTAGTTACTATACTGGTAACGATACTGCTGCTCTAGAAGGCAATGGTGGTAAGCAAATCAGCGTACAAATCTTGCGTCAGGCTGTTGAAGCCAAATCACGTAAGTTGCAGGCACGTTGGACATTTGAAGCAGCACAAGACGCACAATCACAGCATGGTATCGATATCGAAGCAGAAATCATGGCAGCACTTGCCCAAGAAATTACTGCTGAAATCGATCAGGAAATCTTGTTGTCATTGCGCACTCTTGCTTCAACTGAGTTTACATACAACCAAGCAACAGTATCAGGTACAGCAACTTATGTTGGTGACGAACATGCTGCACTAGCAGTTCTAATCAACCGTGTTGCAAACTTGATTGCACAGCGCACTCGCCGCGGTGCAGGTAACTTTGCAGTTGTATCACCTGCAAGTTTGACTGTTCTACAGTCAGCAACAACTTCAGCGTTTGCAAGAACAACTGAAGGCACATTCGAAGCACCAACTAACACTAAGTTTGTTGGTACATTGAACGGTGCAATGCGTGTATTCGTTGACTCATACGCACCAGATACTCAGCCAGTATTGGTTGGTTATAAGGGTTCAAGTGAGACTGACGCAGCAGCATTCTACTGCCCATACATCCCATTGATGTCAAGCGGTGTTGTGCTAGATCCATCAACATTCGAACCAGTCGTGTCATTTATGACTCGTTATGGTTACATCGAATTAACTAACACTGCAAGCAGCTTCGGCAACGCAGCAGACTACGTAGGTGAGATCGCTGTACAGAACTTAACTTTCCAATAATAGTTGGATTGTTGTTCGAAAAGACAGGGCGCCTTGTGCGCCCTTTCTTTTTATGAGATGCGTATATCCGTATCCACTGTAACATTCATTATTGATTTACGACCTTTCTTCAATCGCTTTTGATACAATCTACTACAGTTGGCACACAGTGTTTTCAGATTGCTTTCTTTTTTATTATTTTTATTTCCATCTTTAAAAACGATATCTACTTGGCATTTGTCTAGGGGTTTAAAGCCACAAAATTCGCACTTCATTTGTTTATGTTGTAGATATTTGTGCTGCTCACTATATAATACTTTACTACAATCTATACAATATTTGTGCCATTTTTTAAATCCTAACTTACTGATCCCGTTAGGTTTGGCAGGCACCATACCGCAATTAGCACATAAAGGTCGTGATTTTTGTTTAGTTAACACTACTATATTTAGAAAAAAGTTCTAGTTGGATCTTTTTTAAGCAGTTAGTATTTAAATATAACGATAAATATTAAAATATGGAACTATTTTAAATGTCTAGCTCTACTCCCTTTAATACATTAGGTGGTTATTCAGTAGGAATACCGCCGAAACTTATTATAGATAATAAAGGTAATTTAGTTAATAATGTAAACGCGCCCAATAGTAATGTTACAGCAAATCGTGTATTTGCTAATGGGTTTTTTTATGCTAATGGTAGTCCTTTAAGCATAGGGGCTTCAGGATCAAACACACAGGTACAGTACAATAATGCTGGATTACTTGGAGCAAGTTCAGCATTTACATTTAATAGTACTACAAGTTTACTTACTGTAAGTAAAATACAAGTAAGTAATAATGCTAACCTAGGAAATATTAGCAATGTCATAATACTGGGCGGCTTAAATGGATACTTTCTACAGACCGATGGACAGGGTAATCTAACATGGGCTCCCGGTAGCAACAGCAGTAATGCAGGCAACGGAGTTCCGGGGGGAGCGAATACACAGGTTCAATTCAATGATGAAGGACAATTTGGGGGCGTTGCTGGATTTACATTTAATAAAAGTAATCTGTTATTAAATGTAGGTAATTTAAATGCCAATGTAATTAATGCTAATAATATAGCGTTGACTCAAAATTTAACTTCTAATAATGTCGTTGCTAATTTTGTATACGGCAATGGTTTTAATATCACAGATGTTAGAGCAAATATAGCAAATACTGCTAATAGTGTAGCAGGTGCTAATGTTACAGGACAAGTTAATTTTGCGAATGTAGCAAATAATGTAGCAGGTGCTAATGTTACAGGACAAGTTAATTTTGCGAATGTAGCAAATAATGTAGCGGCATCAAATATTAGTGGGCAGGTAGCAAATGCTCTTATTGCCAGCACAGTATATAGTTCTGCGCAGGCAAATATAACAAGTTTAGGTAATCTTACATCTTTGACAGTTGTAGGCAATACTACATTAGGTAATCAAGTTGTTGCAAATAATTTTATTGGTAATCTATTTGGACTAGCCAACCTTGCAAGGAATGTGACATTAGCAGCACAACCTAATATCACAAGCGTTGGTACACTGACTTCACTTACTGTTTCTGGTAATACAACATTAGGCAATAGTGTAACTGCTAATTATTTTATAGGCAATTTATATGGAGTCGCTAATAGTGCTACCATCGCTAATGTAGCAAATGTAGCAACATTAGCAAATACTGCAACATTAGCAAATGCTGCTAATTTAGCAGGAACAGTAACAGTAAACGCACAACCTAATATCACAAGTGTCGGCACTTTGTCTTCTTTAAATGTAACAGGAAATATTACATCAGGCAATGCAAATTTAGGTAACTTGATTACTGCCAACTTTGTAGCAGGTACACTAACGACATCTGCTCAACCAAATATTACATCTATAGGCACATTAACTGGCTTAACAGTCAATGGAAATTTATCAGCAACTAATTTAAGTGGTAATGGTTCAAATTTAACAAACATACAAGGCGCTAATGTCGTTGGTGTGGTACCTACTGCTAATGTTGCATATAATGCTAATTTAGCCAATACTGTTGCCGTAGCGAATCAACCAAACATTACAAGTGTTGGTACTCTGACATCACTTACTGTGAATGGAGTAAGTAATCTGGGCGCTGTAGGTAATGTTATAATTACAGGCGGAGTGAATGGTTATGTATTGTCTACTGATGGATCAGGAAATCTAAGCTGGGTAGTACAAAGTAACGGCGGTGGTGGCAATGGCTTGCCTGCAGGTAGCAATACTCAATTACAGTTCAATAACTCAGGTAGTTTTGGTGCAAGTCCTAATCTCACATATAATTCAACTACTAATTTATTGTTTGTAGGTGGAAATGCTACTATCAGCGGCACTGCTAACTTATCAACTTTGAATTCTAATGTAATAAATTCAAACACATTAAATGTTACTTCAAATGTTATAGCAGGTAATATTAGTGGCGCTAATCTAGTATCAGCAAATTATCTTGCAGGTCAACTGACTACATCATCACAAAATAATATTCACTATCTAGGAAATATCGGGTCGTTAAATGTAGATACAGATATACCTGGCGCCAACGGTAACATAACATTTGATGGTACTTTGTTGGGGTTAGGCATAGCAAGCAATATACAGATTACTGGAAATATTAATGCAGCCAATTATGTAGAAGCAAATTATCTTATTGGCGAATTGACGACAACAGCGCAGCCAAATATAACATCACTAGGCACATTAACATCACTAACAATTTCTGGAATAACGAATTTAGGAAATGTAGGTAATGTAAAGATTCAGGGCGGCAACGCAAATTATGTATTAAGCACTGACGGTACAGGCAATCTAACCTGGGTAGAGCAAGAAGCAAATGCAGTAACACCGGGCGGTCTAAACACTTATATTCAATTTAATGACAACGGTCAATTTGGTGGCGATAATACCTTAACATGGAATAAAAATACTGATTCGTTATTTGTAGGCGGTAATGCTAATATAGCGTCAGTAGTCACAGCACAGATATTTAATTCTAATATTGCAACAGGTTCTGCTCCATTGGCAGTAGTCAGCACTACACCTGTAGCAAATCTAGGAGTTCAAACTGCTGCTACTGTACGTGACTCATCGCAATCCAATATCACAAGCCTAGGAACATTGACTTCTTTAAATGTATCGGGTAATACCACTACTAGTAATCTATCAGTAACAAGCACTTTTAGCGCAGCAAATATAACAACTCCGGGAACGATAGGGACAACTAATTTAAATGTGACGGGTACAGCCAACTTTACAAGCAATGCTTATGTTCACAGCGGGGCAGTTTTATTTGTAAATGGTAATATAAACTCAAACGGATCCGCAAATGTAAATCTAGGTAACATCTCAAATATTCACATATATGGTGGCATAAACGGATACGTGCTTTCAACAG